TCCAATATACATGTACAGGCGGCTCATTAATGGCTCTCTGTCGATTTCACGCAGCAGGGCTGGGCGTTCCTGTTCAATCACGTAACGGGTACGGCGGTGCGCCCGTTTGCGCTTGACGCGCTGCGCCGTGTTGGGGCCACGGTACAGCTCCCACTCGATTGCGAGATTAATCATGGTTCGTAAAATCGATAGACAGCCATCGGCCTGGGCTGCGCTGTGCTGGCGGATGCCGTTGACCCATCCTTGGATGACTGGTACAGTCAACGACTCCAGCGGCAAGGGCAGCAGCGGGCCGAAATACTTACGCACCTTGCAGACCGTAGGGCGCGAATCTTTCAATGTGGGAATGTGATTCACCATATATGCCGTCACCAAATCCTGAACCGTCGAAAAAGTTGTCATTGCGCCCTCCATGTAGGAGTCTCTTCTACGGGCTGTAAAGGATCGTTGACAAGAGATTTTATGACCCTAGTCATGTTTCTAGAGGGAAAACCATTCACTGTACGAAAAGGAGCTAACTGTATGGTTCCTGTCACGTCATGTATGCATTTACCTACACACATCATGCAATGCCCACCAGCTAAGTAGTCACCCTATGCCGACAATTCTGGTTGCCGGTATCCGCGTGCCTGGTCTGTGGGATCAGGCAGCGTAGGTTTCTTCCACATCCCGCGTAGATACATCAGTTCAAAGCGCACCTGATCAGGTACGCCCCACCCTGAATTCTCTGCCGCCTCTTTAATTTTCTCCATCAACTCTCCCGGAATTCTGATCGTCAATCGCTCATCATTTGTCTGCTTCACGGTGACTCTCACCCCCTTTCTGTTGAACACTTGTACGACCATGTCTGACAGAGTAAGGCCAAACGCCTCTACTGTCAAGCACTAAATCATGCATTAGTTTTTAATGGTTGTCGTCAGGCTACTAAAAAATATATTTGCAGCCAACTGGTAAATACCCCAGTTTTGTATTGACAATAGTTCCATAGTATGGCATCGTTAGTCTACAATTGTTAAACAGGAGGCGACATACATATGCGTAAGACTCACAGAATAACCTTTAGAACCAGCGAGGAGGTGCGCGACAAGCTCGTAGAGCAAGCCTACGAAAACAACCGCGACAGCATGAGTCAGGAAGCCCGCGCCATCATCGAGAAGGCGCTGGGCATTAAGCGTGCCAAACGGGTAGCCAACTAGGAGGGGCTATGCACCATACCCTTGCCAACCGCCTCAGTACTCATGTGCTTTTGGATTTGGCCACAGCCTGCCCGAAATCCCTCCTGGCCTGTGAATCCTGGATAGAACACTGCACTTTTTGGCTGGCCGACCTGGCCAAGCACCCCGCCACCCCTGATCAGGTTATGTACATGATCGGGTTCCTGGGCAACTCCATGGCCCTGAATCTTCAATGGCCCCTGGCCGATGCCTGCCGCGAACTCAAGGACCAGTTACAACTTCGCCAACTAAACAAGGAGCTTCAATCATGAGCATTGTCATTGCTCTGATGCTGGGTACTTTCTTTGGTGTTCTCATTCAATCCATGTGGCGCGTTGAAGAATTGGAAGCCCTGTCCAAGGCGAATATGAAGCTGATTGAGGAGCGCGACCAGGCCAGGCAACTGAACCAGGCCAAGGCCATGTTTCACCCTAAGCCACGCGTGGTGAGCTAATGACCACCCATTGTTCCTGGTGCCAGCCGGCACCGACCACCAACGACTATACGATTTCACACGGCATTTGTGATGGGTGCCGTGCCCGGTTTGAGCAGCAAATGTATCAACTCGTGACTACGCAAGGAGGGAGCCATGAAACCAGCTTGCCGGCCCAATACGTACCTCAACAGCGCTGAGCTGCAATATCGCTTGACGGGCAGCACCTTGACGCCACCGCTCAAGCCCATGGCGCAGCCGATTGAACTGTATAGCGACATGACCACTCTGGACAAGGTCTGTTACGGGGTCTGGGCCGTCTTGCTGGGCATCTACTTTTACTGGCTGGCGTGCATCCTATGAGCCTGTGCGAGTACTGCCACGATGGCATCGGCTTTTGGGATGACGAGGCCGGGGATATCTGCCGCGAGTGTTTGCAGGAACGGGACGCGAAGAAGGAACAACAACGGAGGAAGTATGAAACTGAGTGAAGCCATTAGATTGGGATCGATGATGAGGCCGCAAGGCAGGGGCCTGTCATCGATGGCATGGTGGAATAGCGAGAAAACGTGTGCCTTGGGAGCAGCCGCTGAATGCATCGGCCATCAATGCCAATACGATTATTTATTCTCTTCCCTCGCTGAAAAGTTCCCAGTCATGAGTCTGATCGTATTGGGTCCGGTTGTCGCTATTGCTGAGCCTGTCCAAGACATCATATGGAAGCTTAATGATACGCAAGGATGGACCCGCGAAGAGATTGCCGACTGGGTCGAAACAATCGAACCCCAAGAACAGGAACAGACCATCCCTGCACGATACGGCAACATTGGTGAATTTACCCCGGTCGAGGCCTAATGCCAGCCAATGATGCCATGACGCAGCGCAGCCGTAAGCGAGGGACCATGAAACGGGTGTCCTATAGCATGGCTACGCGATTTGTAAGGAGGCTTGATGAGCGGGAAATGCGTCAACAACGGAGCGAAACCGAAGTGGACGGACGAGCAGATGTTAGATGGATTGAAACGGGTCCACGGATTAGTCGGCTACTGTGGGGTGCTGGAATACAAGACCCATCGGCTACCAGCGGACGCGACCGCCGAGGCCATCGTGGGACGATTCAGGACATGGAACCGCGCCAAGACCCTGGCCGGCCTGCCTATTCAAGTCAAGATGGTGCGTGACGGGACGCGGGTGGATCCTGACGAGGCCGACCTGAAGCCGCAGAAGCGCCAGATGTATCCGTGCTGGAAATGTGGCGTCAAGTTCAAGGGCCTGGGCCGGCGCAGGGGCAATTGGCACTGCGAATCGTGTACGGCCAGTATTAACTTTTTAGCCCAAGGGATGGGGTGGTGATTATGTGGGGACATGACAAGCTGAAGGAGTGGGTACGCGAAAACTTTGCCTATAAATCTAGCATGGACGATGCGAGGGCAGAGATCCGCGTTTTAAGGAAGAAGGTGGATGCTCTATCTGATCACTTAGGCGTGGAATTCGTGATTAGGTTTGCTCAGGACTCTGGGTTCGATGTCATCAAGAAAGGCAAGTCCAAGTAATGGGCCGTCCCTATAAAGGTTATGAGATTGACGGAGAGAAGGTCCCAGGCGTGACCACGATCCTGTCACGTTTCAAGGAAAGTGGGGCGCTCATGTGGTGGGCCTGGGACCAGGGACGGCAAGGCAAGGACTTTCGAGAGACCAAGCAAGCGGCGGCAGATGCCGGCACGCTCGCGCATGACATGGTGGAGGCGGATCTGTATGGGGCTACCTTTGACAGTTCAGGATGCGATGCCATGGTGGTTGCTAACGCCGAAGGAGCTTTCAAGGCGTACAAGGAATGGCGCAGCCAAACAAACCTTGAAGTTGTCGAAACCGAAACGCCGCTTGTCTCTAGGGTCTACCGCTACGGCGGCACCCCTGATGCCATGGCTATCAAAGGGGAACTCAGCCTTCTCGATTGGAAAACTTCCAATGGGGTCTACGCTGACTATCTGCTCCAACTCGCTGCGTATCAAATCCTCTGGGAAGAGAACTACCCAGACCGTCCGATTAAGGGCGGCTTTCACCTCTTACGATTCAGTAAGCCGGAACATCCAAGTGATCCTACATCTTTCGACCACCGCTACTGGTCGCATCTTGACCTAGCCAAAGAGCAGTTCCTGTTGTTACTGGCCGCGTACAAACTCGACAAGCGTATTAAAGCGTTAGTTTAACCAAGGAGAATCCATGCCCAAAATCAGCATGCCCAGCACCTATTTCAAAGCCGAAACCCTCAAGAATGACGGTGAGCAAGTCCTGACCATTAAGTCATGCGACTTTGAAAATGTCGCGCCCGATGACAAGCCGGAAGAACACAAATGGGTTCTGAAGTTTGAGGAGTCCATGTCCGGTGTGGTCCTGAACACGTCCAGGCTTGACCAGCTGGTGGAGCTGTTCGGCACCAACGAATCAGAGAAATGGCACGGCCAGAAGGTGACATTGTACTGCGATAAAAACGTCATGTTCGGCGGCAAGAAGGTTGGAGGCGTAGCGTTCAAGGCTGCCCCTGGCCTGTTCACGAAGCCGGTTAGCGAGCTGTAAGTAATTTCCCCTCCCAGGCTTGCGCAGGCCTGGCTGCATCGAACCAGAAACGGCCCTGTTCACAGGGCACAGGAGAGGTACGCATGGAGCGAGTACTAGTAGAATTGCGACGAATTGCGGACGTGCTAGAGCGCTTGGCCGGCGGCACGTTGACCCCCCTTAACAATCCCCTTCTTACTCTTAATTCTCTTAATCTTAATTCTTCTTCGGATTCGGAAATTAAGAGTCGGTCTGAAGAGGGGATGCAAGGGGGGAAACAAACAGTGAAGCGCCGGGGTGGAAACGCAGGGCGCACGCTCCTGCCCAAGGACTTTAAGTTCGATGACAACACGATGCGATTTGGCAGGGAAGTGTTGGGATTTACCGAGCAGCAAGTGTACCAGCATTTCAACGCCTTCCGTGACTACTGGGGCTCAGAGGGACGCATGAAAGCCAACTGGCAGTTGACGTTCAAGGTTTGGCTGAGGCGCGAAAAACACAAGGCTAACGCTGCATCGAGGGTGAGATGACAAAACCGCAATGCTGTAAGCGCGTGTACAGCGGGGAACGAAGCGACATGCTTGGGCATGGCTGCTCCAAGCCAGGCAAGGTTGAGGTGGATGGCAAATGGTACTGCGCCATACATGACCCAGAGGCCGTGAAGCGTAGGGACGTAGCTATGCGTGCAAAGTGGGAACTTGAGCGCAAGGCCAGTGAGGAGAAATGGGAACGTATTCGCTACAACCAAAAGGCCGGGGACGCCTGCCGCACGCTAGGCATTATCGACCCAGCTGAATTGCTGACGCATTGGACGAGAAAGGAAGGGATGGACTAATGGACACGTTCTTACTCTGGCTCTGGACCGGCCCAAACTTTGACCTGCTCCTGATTAGTACGGTCCTGCTCAGTGCCGGGGCCTGGGCCTTGTGGAAGGATCGGCAGGACCTGAAAAAGAAACAGTTTGCACCCAAGACACAGGCCAGATGGGCGAGGGGGAAATGATGGGTGACTGGTTTGTCTATGGCCTGATCACGCTGAACACCGGGGCCATGGTGTTCTATGCCTGGGACGGCTTGTACACGAAGGCCTTTTACTGGGCCTGCGTCATTGGCCTGAATCTGTGCGTGCTGAAGGGGATGAAATGAGCCTGCCTAAACCCTACTACAGTGAGAACGGTATCACGATCTATCACGGGGACTGCGTTGAGGTAGTTCGGCAACTCCAAGCAAACAGCGTTTCGAGCATTATCACGGACCCACCGTTTTCTAGTGGATCAAGGGTTGATGCGGGCAAGTCAGTTCGTGGCGGAATGCAACGCGGGGCTAAATGGGACGATAAATGGTTTAGTCACGACAATATGGCGACGCATGGGTTCCTGTATCTCATGCGTTTGCTTGGCGTGGAATTGTTGCGGGTCGTTGACCGTGGCGGATCTGGTCATTTCTTTATCGATTGGCGAATGTATCCAAACTTGTACGGCGCATTAGAGGCATCCGGCTGGCTCGTTAAGAATTTGGTTGTGTGGGATAAGGGCCACTTTGGAATGGGCGCGACGTATCGCAATCAGCATGAATTGATAATTTATGCAGAGAAGCAAGGCGAGACAACCTTTAACGATCGAGGCATCGGAAACGTCATCACCGCCAGTAGGGCGTCTGGCTCGTTACATCCAACAGAAAAGCCCGTCGAGCTCATCGGTACGTTGATTGGTGTGGTCACGAACGAGGGGGACACCATCCTCGACCCCTTCATGGGCAGCGGCACCACGCTGAGGGCAGCCAAGGACTTGGGCCGGAAGGCCATCGGAATTGAAATAGAAGAGAAGTACTGTGAAATAGCCGTGAAGCGCCTAGCCCAGGAAGTACTCCCCCTATGAACTGCCCAGACTGTGACGCGGAAGTGCATGGCCAGTCCTGCCGCTGTGGCTGGGTCATGCCAGGCACCAAGCGCATCGTCTTGTCAAGTCCCACTCCTGAGCCACACACGAACGGGGTCGGGCGTGATGACTTTGGGCAGATCCTGTACAAGGCCGTGCATGCGATAGGGGAAATCAAGCAACTGCGCATTCTCAGGGGCAGGGTCGCTATGGGTGAGCTACCGGACGCTGGCTATAAGGAAAAAGAGCAAGGCATGATCCAGGAACTGGCCCAGCTACTGACGCAACTTGACATCAATGACGTAGTCAGTATTAATAAGAAATACCCATGGGTAGCGGGGCTATGAGTCCGACACAACGAGCGCTCAAGCATCTCAGGAGCCTGGGTTATCAGGCGCAGGTCGTGGAGAAATGGAACGCCTTTGCCAAGATCCGCGTGGACCTATTCGGCTGCATAGATATCGTGGCCGTGCGTGCTGGCGTGCCGGTCCTGGGCGTGCAATGTACGAGTCATTCCAACCTCTCAGCCAGGGTGAGTAAATCGCTGGTCCTGGGGCAAGCCTGGCTGTCTACGGGGCATACGCAGTTAGAGTGCTGGGCGTTTCGCAAGCTGAAGGGACACAAGGAACTGCAACTGGATAGGCGAGTGATTGAATTATTAGAGCCGTAAGGAGGAGTGATGAGCCAGCTAACGATAACGCGTGTGGAAAACGGGTACATCCTTGAATATTGGATGGGGACAGAGCGGGTCAATGCGGTCTACATCGATGATGAGCTGCTGTTAGAGCGCTTAGCTCAGATCATACCAGCCATGACCGTGCGGGCATAATGCAGAACAAAAGGAGCATGAACCTGATGAGAGTTTTACTGATATTGGCAGGGATCCTATTGGCAAGTGCCATGCCGGCACAGGCCCAGAGTGGGCCGTGTCCTGATGGCGCTCCGTTGGCGTTTGAGGGGGCGGAAGGGGCAGGCCGCTGTAGCCAAGGTGGGCGAGGCGGGCCGGTCATCGACGTGACCAATCTGAACAATGCAGGACCAGGGAGCTTGCGCGAGTGTTTGGAAGTGAAGAGCGGGCCGCGTATCTGTCGGCCTGTCGTCGCTGGGTGGGTGAGTTTGGGGGGCGAAGACATCACGATCCGTCATCCCTATGTCACCCTGGACGGATCAGCGGCCCAGATAGGCGTTCGTGAAGCCGGGATTATGGTCAGGGCAGATCACACCATCATCCGGCACATCCGTGTCAGGCCTGGACTCTATCAGCTCGAAACCAGACAGCCTGCACAGAACGCGAACGGTATTTTCTACATGAGTTCGGAAACGGGCGGGGCTACGCATGACCATTACCTGGATCATGCCTCGATCAGTTGGGGCTCAGATGATTTGCTGGGGGTGATCTTCGGGGCCACGAACGTCACGATTGATCATTCGATCATTGCTGAGGGCCTAGAGTGTCCGCAGTGCGGCGGCAAGGGCCTAGGCATGGGCGGGAACGGCATGAAGGTGTCCGTCATTCGTTCACTGTTCGCCAATACCTGGATCCGTTGGCCAGAGATCACGGCCGGTGATGCCGATTTCGTGAACACGGTGGCCTACAATGACAACGGCATTCCGGCCCAGATCAATCCCATCTATGGCCCGTTGCACATCAACTTCGTAGGTACCACGTTTAAGTGGGGGCCGAATATCTACAACCAGAATTATCAGCCGATCCGGGCAGAGGGTGGCATTACCTACTCGAATCAGTCGGAGGTCTATGTTCAGGATAACGTGGGTCATTGGTGGGATGCTGACTTCCAGCCACAGGTGGGCCTGGCTGTCCCTGATCGGCGCATCCTCTGGCAGAACAATGGGGGCTTAATCGTGCGTACGTCACGCTACAGCGTGGGCTTGCCACAGGTGCCCACCATGCCATCGGCTCAGGCGTATGACTACGTGCTGGATCATGCCGGGGCCATGCCCAGGGATGCGACCGATACGCGCATCGTCAAGGAAGTACGCACGAATACAGGGAGCTGGAAGTATAGCGTGGCGGATGCGGGTGGCTGGCCTAGCTTAGGTGGAGGTAGTACCCCGCCACCCACTGCGCCGTCCCCGCCCACACCGATGCCCCCGCCCCCGGTGGAACCGGATCGGTTCAGCAAGATCACGAATAAGGGCAATGTGCTGACGTTTGAGTATGTCGTGGCTGAGTGTCCTGGTGGGGTCGGGAAAACAACAGGAAAGAAAATCAAAGGGAAGCGCACGATCACGCTCACGTGCAAGCCATGAGCACGCCAACGTGGGCGCTGCGGATCATCAGAAAGGCGTTCTTGGATAGAGATCTGTCCTGGACGGCAGCGGGGGCCAAGTGCCTGCTAAATGAGCACCGCCGCACCCTGCGCGTGCTGGCGACGCTGGAGAAGAGAGCGCGTCTTGATAAGCACAGCATGGATGCCGACCAGTTCGATGCATACATACAGGCGATTGAGGATGCGCGGAAGGCGCTCACGAAAGGACGCCCCTGACCATGAACCGGTGGATAACACGAGTAGTGGAAAGCGGATCAACAGGCACATCATACATGGTGCTTGATCCCGATCCTAATGGGAATTGGGTCGAGTATGCCGACGCCCAGCGCACCATTGCCGAGCTGACGGCGCAGCTGGAGGCGGCACATACCACGATTGCAGACAAGGTGAAGGCCTGTACGGAGATGGCTGGCAAATTGGTGGCGGTAGAGACGCAGCTGGAGGCGGCGCGGGGGGAGCGGGACAAGCTAGAGCATGAACTGGCGGACATGACCCAAAATGCTGCTGGCCATGCCATTGCCTATGACTCGATCAAGGCCGAGCTGACCACGCTGCGGCAGGAGCGGGACGAGATCCACACGATCCTAGAGACAATGATGGTGTCGCTAGAGGAAGCGGGGTTTAAGCAACCAACGCATACCCTCCAGCTCAAAGCCGCATTGGCTGAGCTTCAATCGCTGCGGGCCGCGCTGGAAAGTATCGCAAAGAATACATGTTGCGGACCATGCCAAGAAGCGGCGCTGGTCGCTCAACATGCGCTCGCCACGCGGCAGGCCACGCCGGAGGAGGGGGCAATCATGAGCTGGATTCAACGACAATATAGCCCGCCTGAAGGATTTACCGCTGACGAGATCAAGCGGAACCTACACACTGTCTATATTGATTTGGAGTGTAGCGTGTGTGGTTACGTGATCTCTATGGCAAACAATAGCGGAACGAAACCGTGTCGCTGTGGTGGATATGATCGCGACCAACCGAGCGACCAAGAACTGATGCGGCTGCAGGAAGCGGGCTCGGAGCGGCTGGGGGGAGGGGAGGAGGACAAGTGACGCCACGAACGATACATCCTAGGAAAACACTGTTATTAAAACGTGACAATCTCGCACTCAAGAATAGCTTTATTTTGCTGATGGACTATGGGCGCATTGTTATCGGCACGAAGAAGACAGGAGAGGACACCACACATAAAATTCTCCTCACTCGACGCGAGTTCAATAAAATGGTGGATTGGTACAACGGGATTCAGCCATGACGCGCCATGACTGGGACATGGTACTGGAAGCGGCCTTGTGGGGCACGAGCTACGGGATGATTGTGAGCGCGGTCCTGCTCGTGGGATATGTGCTGTATGGCTGGATGAGGGGGTGAGGGGATGAGTCCAATAGATAAACTTACAATTCGTATTACAAAAACAGCGGATGGACAATACGACTATGTCCAGATCATGAGCGGTGACGTTTTCTCTGTGAATGTTGTACTGATCGCCACTCACATAGACGTGCTGGATCAACGCCCGCCAAAGAAGAAGAGCAAGCCATGACTGACCTAGAGCGCGTGCAGGCCGAGAATCAGCGGCTGCGGGAGGAGCGAGAGCAGGCCCTCGATGAATGCGTCCACATTGTAGATGCCTGCAAGGAAGTGCTGCGACGAGCCAACAAGTTCATGAACACCAGAGAGCAGCACCATCTCGAAGAATTGGAAGCAGCATGTGGCCAGATCAACAAGACACCGGCTGAACTTTCAACCTATGCCGGTAAAGTCCTGCAAGAACGTGATGTGATGCGGGAGGCATTAGAAAAGCTTGCACGGTTAGGCAATGAGCCTCATTACGGTAATAGTGACGGCAACATGATTGCGAGACGAGCCTTACAGGTGAACCCATGACCGACGAGACGGGGCGGCGAGCGGCGGCAGAGCGGCTCGTATCAGATTTGGTGGTGGTGTATAGGAATAAGGACGATGTTGACATTGCGTTGCGTGCCCTCAATGCCGCCTACCGCGCAGGGCTGGCGCAAGGCAAAGCAGAGGGCATTAGCGCAGCCCTCTTGCTTTCTAGTGGACGCGAGATTGGCGAGTGGCGACAAACGATGTACACCGAACTCGACCGGCTGGCCCGCGATGGGGGTGCATGATGGACAATCAAAAGGCCGTGGGTGGCTTGACGGATGATGAATTATTGGATGAGCTTGTGTGCCCACATAATTTAGGCAATCGATCATGGGATGAGGCTGTATTGCGAGAGACGTTGCACCGCATCTTCATGATGTTGACGCCGCAGGAGGGCCGGCAAATGTGGAGGCGGAAGCAACCAAAAGAAACAGGATGGTACTGGCGACGGCGGGATCGTGCTGGACGACCTCATATCGTCTGGGTGGGGCATGATTTATCGGTGCATGGAGTCAATTGCGACTCAGATCATGTGGAGGAGTGCCCAGGCGAATGGCAAGGCCCCCTCACGCCGGAGGAATAGGAGGATATCATGGATATGAAGCCGTGTCTGGTCATGGGCCAAATTGCCCTCGCGCTATTAATAGGCACCTTCGCATCTGCCGGCCTGTACATGGCCGCTGCCATTACCAGCCTAGGCATTTCCGTCCTTGGCGTGGCCGTCCTGATAGCCCCGAAATAGCCCCGTTCACCCCACATTCACCCAAACCGTGTCAAGCGAAATCTTCATACCCTGTTCTGTATGTTATCAAGGCCTTACCTGCGTCTGACAAAATAATTTCACTTTCCTGTGTTACATACTCTTACCTTACTGACCCTTGAAAAGGGGCAGACTCTGGGCAAGCGTAGCGCTATCCGGTTCTTAGTTCGGTTGCGTAGCAACACCTAGAGAGGGAGGTAGCAAACGCTTGTCGTTTGCGGTAGCTTGCGATAGCAAGCGTTATCCGTGTCCTAGCCCAGGGCGAACCATTTAAGGAATAGTCCGTATGCCGGCAAGAAAGAAAACACGAATCCACCCTATGAACCTCTGCGTACATCTGAACAGGGGCTTTTCCCCGGCCACGTACTAATGCATGACACATTACTGGGGAGCCAAGGCGATCTGTGAACGCATTGGATATCGTAACGCAAGCCGACTCCCAGACCTTATCGTTAAGTATCACGTCCCGGCCTATAAACGTCACCATCCCCTGAAACGTATGATCACCGTCTATTACAGTAACGAGGCCATGCTCAGTCGCTGGGACCTGACCAGGGCTGAACAAAATAGAGAGGCCCTAATCCAGAGACAAGAGGCGCGAGACATGGCCAAGGCAGAGAAGGCCAAGTATGGGCCCCGAGGTATTCTCAAGTGACCTTCTCGCGTGTCTTGCATGATTTAGCTTGAATCATGCATTGCCTAATCAATCATATCAATGGCTTACGCATAGCATGCTCATGATTCACCAGTCAGATGGCCTGGATCGGCCCCACCGGGGGTGGTTTGACCCTTGCTTTTGCGTGGCTGCAGTTGTAAGGCCCGAAAAATATCCGGCACATGCCCTCACGGCAATAAGTTATCCACAGGAGTGCCCATGAACGACCGCGATTCTGCCCATGACGATGTCTTCAAGCGCATGGCCGACTTAACTGACCGTGCCGGTATCGACACGGACCAGGCCGGCAAGATCAATGAAGGGGCCTTGGACTGGCTCCAGTCCGTGGTGGACCAGGCCAAGGGCATGAAGCTGGACGCGAAAAAGAAGGTGGAGTGTCCAGAGTGCCGGAAGCAGTTTTTGATTGAGATATTCAACCTGGAGCAGGCCACGAAAGCGGCGGCGAATATCGCCAAGCTCCTAGACCAGAATGCCCGCCTCACCCAGTTCATCCAGGGCAAGGAAGATTCCAGGCCAGGGGGCCGGGGTGGCGACAATACGATCCTGCAATGTCTGAAGCCGGACCAGCTCGCCATTTTGCAAACCTGGCTCGTGGAAAATCAGGGGGTAGGGCAGTGATCGTGCATCCGATCCTTGGCGATGACGGTAATCTGGGCATTGAACCAGGCTCAGCCTTTGTCCTGGACGATCAGGGCCATATCTTTGTCTATCAACCGGGGCAATTACGCCCAGCAGAAGAGCCATACGACGAGAGAGAAAGCCAGCCTTGAGAGAGGATGTGACCATGTTCAAACCTTAGCCAAGGAGTATGAACATGGCTCATACACGCGCAGAGCGGCGGTGGTTTCGATACGTGAAGGGCATGAGGCGTCTACGTGAAGACCGGCAAGAGCATTCACCGTTTGGGCAGGAAACGCTAGAGGATGCCTGCCATTGCTTTAAGCCGCAGGGCACAAAAGAGTTTGGAAGAATCTTTGCTCGATTTGCTGATTATCCAAAGGTCTGTGGAGGCTTGTGCTGTGCCAATCCGAGACGAGTCATGGGCGAAATAACCTTACAAGAAAAGCGAGCAAATCTGAAATGGGAGGACGAATGAAACCTTTTATTCCTGGTGTGATTGGTGCCATGTGCTTGGTTGTCTCTGCCTGCGCTCCGTCCACGATCCTGATTCCTGACGGAAACGGGTTTATTGAGCTGACGCAAACGCGCCATATTTGGGAGTCCAATGCCGTGTCCGTGGGGCACTGTGAAAGCCCTGAGTTCAGCAAATGTCCCAAGGGTACACCTAAGCAAGTGTACGTCATGACCGGCCCCGGTCCTGGCATGGCCGGCGCGGGCATCCAAGCGGCTGGCATGTTAGGGGGAGCAGCCATTGTGCGTGATGGCCTGATCAAGGGCAAGCCCAAGGTGAATAACAGCAATAGCAACACCACGAACGAGCATTTTTCAACCAAGTACGTGGGCAAATGAACACGCTACGCGCCTGGCAGCAACGGCAGGATGTTCAGGGCCAGTTTTTGCCGGTCTATCATCTGTTGCAGTGCCGGGAATGCGGGTATTGTCAGAAGGCCTGTTCCGAGAGTCGATTGCGACCGATTACACCCAGACCCCTGGAGGGCAAACCTAACTTGACACTTGGCTAAAAAGTTCAAAACCGCCATAGACCAGCTCGACTTCGAGCGGTGTCGTCGTGACCCGCAATACTTCATTTTTGAGCAAGTGAGGACGAAGGATGAGCACGATGCGGCGGATCCCGTCAAGCGCTTCCCCGATCACCTGTACTTGCGTTCCCTCCTCGATTGTCTCCTGGTGGCAGGACGACTACTCCCTCCCAGAGATGCCCGATACGCCCTTGAGGCAGGGCATTCGGAAACCTGGCTTACTGCGCTCCACACGTCCGGCATCCTCATGACCGAAAAGAGCCGGCAAGTCATGGCGACATGGCTGTGCTGTGCCTACCTCCTCTGGCGGGCCAAATTCCGTGAACACCAGCTAATCCTCGTCCAATCAAAAAAAGAAGAAGACGCAGCGAACCTGGTGTTCAACGGGGAGGCCTGGGTCGCCCGAATGAGCTTCATGGAAGTGAATCTGCCCCAACATTTGCGCAGCATCGCACCGAAAGCAGGGATGAGCTATGCCCAACTCAGAACCGACTCAGGATCCAGAATCTGGGGATGCCCAGAGGGTGGTGACATTATTCGATCCAACACAGCTTCTGTCATTTTTAGCGACGAGGCCTGTTTCCAGCCAGAATTTGGAAACGCCTTTACCGCAGCCCTGCCCAGCATCAAGGGCGGAGGATCCCTTGTCGCCATCAGCTCTGCAGAGCCAGGGGCTTTTGCTGAGATAGTGGAGGCGGCATGAATTTGCAGATCGATGAAGCGAGAAAGCGAGTTTCTGACCGAGTCATCGTCCTTGATAACGGATGCTGGCAGTGGGTCGGGTGCGGCAAGGACAACGGTTATGGTGTGCACTATGGGGTGATTGGCTTCCGCGATGGTGGCAAGAGGCGGCAGTACTACGCCCATAGGTTTAGTTACATCGCGCACAAGGGGAATATTCCCGATGGATACGAAATTGATCATTTGTGCCGTAGGCCCATGTGCGTGAATCCAGAGCACCTAGAAGCAGTAACGCGCAGAGAAAATCTAATGCGTGGGAACACGGTCTGCGCCATCAACGCGGCGAAAACTCAGTGTCCTGCCGGACATGAATACTCACCGGATAATACGCGCACGAAGGATAACGTCAGGAAGTGCAGGGCCTGCGACCGCGTGCGAAGGCGGCGATACGTGGCGGCCAATTACGAGGCCGTCAAGGAGAAGAAGAGACTTGCAAGGCGTTAACGAGCGCATAACGAAATCTGGCATTCCAGTGCTCAGGCTGCATTACTCAGCTTGCCCAGATAAACGCCCAGGAACCCCAGAGGGCGACCAGTGGCTAGAGCAGGCCACACAGGGCTATCCCGGTGGCGTGAAGTCCCCGCGCTGGATGAAGGAAATGGAAATAGACTTTGGCGCACTGGGCGGAACCAAGCTCATCCCAGGCTGGCCAGAGCTAAAGGAAAATGGCCGTATCGTCATTCCCCCGATCAACCCCATAGGATTCAAATTGTATGGAAGCTATGACCATGGCTGGCGTCATCGTGCTGCTTATCATGTGCACGGCATTAATAGTGATGGTAGGAAATTTACGCTCTGGGAATTCTGGGCGGCCCATGTCCCCTATCAATACATCGCAGAAATTATCAAGGGAAACACAACCCGCGTACCAGCACAAGGTTGTGCGTGTCACCCGGAAGTACGCACCTTCCCTGGCAACCCCTATGCAGGCCAAGAAACCTACAAAATAGCCGACCGTGCCTTGTGGGCGGATGACCAGGCAGCCGGCGATGGCACGATGAAAAGCATGGCCAAGCTCTTTGCGCGAGAGGGCGTGCATTTTATTGCGGCAGAAGCAGGCGGTGACACGACCTTTGCCGAATGGCTCATGGGCTATTACTGGCGGGATCCGCTGAACCCCCTGTATTGCATCACCACGTCATGCCCTGGGCTGATTTGGGAAATTGGCCAGCAACGGCACAAGGATGTTTCCGACAAGGTCGCCCTGAACAAGCACAAGCCAGAGGAGTTGGTGGATAAGGACAATGACGCCTGGGACTCGTGCAAGTACTGGCATCTCCGCTTTCCGCCACGCCCTATGGCCGCAGAGATTGCGCAGAAACCGAACAGCTTCCACTGGTGGCGGGAACAATCCAAACGGGCCGCGAATGGCGAGGCCACGCAAACATTTAGCATGCAGCGGGAGATGATGGGTGGCTAAAAAGAAAAAGAGTGCCCTGGAAGAGTCCGGCGAACGCACGGACGCGCAGAAGGACCTTGAGCGTTGGCAGCATCGCGCCACGATTGCCAAGAAGATACGCGAAGATTGGGAGCGCGACCAGAATGTGCTGGAGGCTGAGAAGTATTTCTACGGTGAGCAGGGCACGTACCTGAGCAAGGGCAACAATCGAAGCTTTAACCACTTCCGCGCCACTGTCCGCACCCAAAAGCCGAACCTGTTTTATAACAATCCGAAGTTCTTTGTGCGTCCGATTCAGGGCATGGAGGCCAGCGCGGTGGCGCAAAAGGCCGCACAAGGCGAAGCCATCCTGGAGCGCATAGGGTCGCAAGACGACAATTTTAAGAACGCAGCGTCACTGGCCCTGCTCCAGGCCTTTTTCCGCGTGGGTGTCATCAAGACCTGTTACGACCCCACGCTAGAGCCAAACCCGCGCAAGGGTGAGCCGGTCTTTATCATGCAGGACGGGATGCTGACCAAGGATGAGCTGGGCAATCCCATCCCCATGAAAAACCCGCTTACCGGCCAGCCCACCGTCGAACCTGACTTTGTCATGCAGGACGAGGCCTACCGCTACGAATACGTAGACGCCAGGACCATGCTCTTTCCAGATGCCGGCCCAGACATGGCGAAATGGCCATGGATCGGGGAAGAAGTGACGGTATCCCTGGAAGATGCCAAAGCAGACGAGCGTTTTCCTCAGTCTAGGCGTGACATGTTCAGATCCAACTCCACGGCCAGGACCACGGACAGCGGGCGCAAGCGACGATCAGAGCCGGAAGGCGATGAACTGTTTAAGTATATCGAAATCTACGACCTTCGCAAAAAAGAACACATCATTTATGCGGACGGCCAGGACTTTGACGATTTCCTGATTAAGGAACCGCTGCCACGAGGCATTGAAGATCATCCGTACTCGATTCTGAACCTGGGCGACCCCATTCTCTCGCCTGATCCCTCACCATGGCCCTGCCCGAAAACGAAAAGCTGGGTGCCGCTCCAGGATTCGTACAACCTCCTGCGCAAGATGATTGACGAAGGGGCGAAACGCTCGGCCCGCAAGATCATGTACACGGACGGCACCTTTGCCGGTTCAGAGGAAATGGCAAAGTTTGGCAGCTCCGATGACATGACCGGCGTCAAGATCAACGATACCAAGCAACCGCCTGTGCCGTGGATGGATCCGCCCCTTGCCCCTGACCTGTACAAGGCCGCGCAGCTGATCATGATGGATTGGCGTATCGTCACTGGCACCTCTGGCGCTCGTGCCGGATCAGAAGAGGGGGCGAGTGCAACGGAAAGCAGCTTTGTGGAGCGTGCGGCCAATTTACGCGACAAGGACGAGCAAGGCTCTGTCAACGACTGGCTCTCAACCGCTGGCCAGAAGATGTTTCAGCTGGTGAAGGACACGCTGACGCTCGAAATGTGGATCAAGCTCAGGGATTTCAAAGCGCCTGAGATTATTCCAGTGCTGGCGCAGCTCTTGGGCGTGGATCCGGCGCAACTCGGCGTCATGGTCGAAATGATGCCTGAAATCAAGAAGCAACTGGAGGAACAGTACGGCGCGGAGCGCTGGGACCGTGTGACGCGAGAGGATTTGACCTTTGAGGCGGATGTGACCTGCGTCCCTGGGTCATCCAGGCCGGTGAACTTAGAGGTCGAGAAGGCCTCTGCCTTGGAATTCATGACCACGTTGGGGGCGGCCCCGCAACTGGCGCTATCACCGGACCTCTTGAACTGGCTTGGTGAAAAGTTCGATCCACCCATCCCCAAGAACGTGATCATGAGCCTGGTGCAGCTCTCGCAGGCCATGATGCAAGCGACACAGACCCAGGCCGGCCACGGCCCAGGCAGCGACAAGGGCGGGGACAATCCAGGGGCGGGCACTGGCAAGACGGCAGGCAATCCAAAACCGGGGCCGCAACTGCGCGGCGTCACGGCATCGTTAGGATAAGGAGTAGACATGAGCGATTTAGCGGCAAGAGTCGAATCGTCCAGCCCGTCACTCGTGAACGGGCAAAATCGGCAGCTGTCCATGGACACGGCAGGCAATACGCGCATCACGCCAGGGACGCTGATGGCTGGTGAGCGCCGGCAGGACAGCGCCACGGAAAGCTACCTCTCTGTGCGGAACGAATGCAAGGCCACGATCATTAGCACGACTTCGGCCGTGACCATTGGCGGGGGCGTGGCGAACGATACCCATTTAATCGGGCTGGTCATTCACACGGCCCTCACCGGCACCTGCGCCATTACCGGCTTTGCCAGCGAGGCTGGCGCGGCCACGACCTTTACGCTTCCTGCCGCGTCCGTGGGTGACAAGGACTTTCGAGGCGCATTGAATAGCGCAGGGGCCTTGACAATCACCTGCTCCAATGCCGCTGACGATAACCTAGTGATGGTCCTATGGAGGCCAGCGTGACGAGGCCAGCAGCAACCTCGAACAGTCTCTTTTATAACGCCCTGCCGCGTCCTGCGCTCTCGTCGCGCACGGCTCCGCGCCTGGTCGAAAACAAGCTATCGGTGGGCTACAAAATTTACAAGAAGGGCGGCGGCTCGTCCTGGGGGGATTTCCCCACTGATACTTCATCGTTGACGTGGGGTGGAAATGAAGACGGCGGGCAGTGGGTGGAGGCCACTACGACATCTGGCGGGGTGGAACGTGTCTGGGCCTCCTTTACCTTTGCAGCCAAGGCCGGCCAGAAGCATATTGTCTCATTCAACATTGACTCCGTGACTGGGGCGCAAGGTGGCAACAACGTCCTGGCTAGCGGGACGGCCCTGACCGGCACGGCCACGCTGGCCGTTGGGACAGTCGGGCGGCATGCTATCGTCTTTACGTCGCCAACCGATCAAAATGTCACGGTGCGCTTTGGCATTGGGACCGCCAGCAATAGCGGGTCCAATTCCACGATCCGCTATTCTAATATCCTATGGGAGCTGCCCAGCGACCAGACCCGCGATGTACCGTATGAATACGTGACGCCTGGGGACCAGCGCGTGTTTCCCTATACGTATTCCGCGACTCGCTCCACCACGGCCATTAGCGTCCCGGTCAAGGGTGATTCCTACCCGATTCCGACCCGTTCTAGCGTGCTTGTGATTGGCGACTCATTCACGAACGATGTACCCAATCCACCTACCAGTTATGGCGATTTCCCCTATCATATTAGACGGTTTCTTGAGGGCAAGCCGATTGCCGTTAACCAGCGTGGCGTGTCCGGTGCCAATGTCTTGGCCATCACGGATCAAATCACGAACGCCTTGGCGGAAACGGACTATACCCTAGGGGCGGCTCCGTATTCGATCTGTCTAATTGAGGGCGGCGTGAACGACCTGGGCAGCACCACGCTAGCCCAGATGAAGGTGAACCGGCTGGCGCAGATAGCCGCAGCCATCAGTGCAGGCATGTATCCAGTCATCATGACCATTGCCCCCTATGACGCGGCCAGCGCAGCCCAACAGACCCAGATGGATGCCTTCAACGCCTGGACAAAGACGTTGGGCTATCCCGTCTATGACCTGTTTTCGGATGCGACAGACGGAAGCAGCGATTTCAAGACATCCTGGGGCTCTGGCGATGGGGTCCACCCTGGACAGAGCTGGACGGACGGCTCGGCCATTATGGGCCAGCGGCTGGCGGATTTACTCATGTTGATTGGAGACAAATGATACACAAACCCATTTACAGCGGGCTCCTTCATACCGGATTGCCGGATTTGCAGGCCCTGTACAAGATGCCGAAAATCCGCTTAGTGAACCGCACATCGTATGCGGGCTGGACGGATCCGCAAGGACTGCCGACTGCGCAATGGTACGACCTGGTAGCGGCGAATGAGGCCGCGCAAGTCAAAATCATTATTGACCATGAGGCCTGGCCATACTCGACACAGGTTGAGCGTCACGCTGTGGGCAATAAGTACGTGCAAATCTATGCGGAAGTGAAGTCCAGACGCCCAGACATTCGCATTGGCTGGTATATGGACCCGACCAGGCGCGATTTCTGGCGGGCGCGAACGCCACTCGGTTCCACGCAGTACCTTGCCTGGCAGGCCGAAAACAACGACCTTGGGTCGATCATGGCCATGTCCACGGACATGTACTTTCCAAGCCTCTATTTTTTCTATAACCGCGACACGCACCCTGTCAACACCGATGAAGTGGGCCTGTACGTGGAACGCAACATTGACGAGACCAAGCGCATTCGGCGGCTGTACGGGCACGCGGACTCCCCCATTTATCCTTATGTGTGGTGGATGCGACATGATAATAGCCGCACGCTTGATCAGGACGTATGGGAAACCATTGTGCGGACGGTGATGGATGACGCTGACGGCATGGTGATCTGGGGCGGGTGGCAGGTGCAGTGGGATGAAGCCGCGCCCTGGTGGATTCCTATTAAGGCGCGACTGATGGATGCGCGGAGGACAGGCTAATGCCGTTGTTTCAAGTGCAATGCTTTAACGGCCACACGGACGAGCAATTCGTACATCATGCCGACGATAAGGGCTGTCGGACTGCCATCTGTAAAGAGTGTGGCGAGACCATGGGGTACGTACTTGCTTTTGGTAGCGGGTTGTGCTTTTACGAAGAAGGGCGCGGCCAATGGATCGAAAACCTGGCCGATAAGCCGGTGTATGTGACCTCCCATGAACAGCACAAACGACTGATGAAACAGCACGGCGTGGAATGGGCCACCAAGGGCCGTGGCATGCCAGGGCAATGGAGCTAAGGCCAATGAAGACGACTGAAATACTCAGCTGTATCAGCTGCCCCAGTACGCGATTCTACACACTGCACAACCTGAAGGCGCATCCCAATGGAGGGACCGGACTGACCCCAGCCGGCTATCGTTGTGCCGATTGCGGGGCAGACGTGGACGTAGAGCGCATGATGAAGAAGCTGGAGCGCGAGAAGAAACGCAAAGAATATGAGGCCATGCGGGACGAATTAGAGCCTGCGACCCCACCGGAGCCAGCTAAAGTTGCTAAAACCTCTAAGTGAATCACAAAGTGCTTGCATAACGCAAGTAAAAAGTGTAGAGTATCGGCAAGATTTTCGCTGCCCCTGTTGCAGGGCCTTGTTATTCAAGGGGCGGCTGATCGGTGAGATTAAGTGCCGCAAGTGCGGCAAGTTGATTGAAACACAGTAAAAAGGCTGGGGATGTCGGCTATCGTATTCCGACCGGAGATTGCGCATTACGTAGCACAAGGCTAGTGCACCAGCCATCATAAGCCCACCTAGAGGCAGTCTATCCCCACAAGGAGCCCTTGAGGCCATTCGCAAGGATGGCTCATGGACGAATTAGATTCGGGAACGGCGACTGAAGCCGCCTCGCAAGGTCTGGACTCCCCAGAACCTACAGGCGAAGCCACAGCCAGCGCGACCCCGGCTGCAGAGACTCCAGCCGTTACAGAACCAGAGAGTTTCATTGACCCCTCCCAGCTTCCCGAAGAGTTGAAGCCGCACTGGAAACGGATGCATGGGGCCTACACGAAGACCCGCGAAGAATTAAAGAGCGGTCGTGAGGCACGATCCGAAATCCAGAAGTTCTACAGCGACCTGGCCTATCAAGAACAAATTCTGCAGCGCGTGGCTACGCAGCGTGGCTATCAACTGGTGCGCCCGAATGAGCAGGCCGCTGCTCCATCGGCCTCGCCAACTGAACAGCCCGCTGGGCAAGCACCCGCAGATTTCGTTGAAAAGATCAAGTCACGGCTCGCCCCTGAGCTGCAGTGGATGGCTCCGAGTTTGGCCGCTACGCAATGGGAAGGCATTCAAGCCGCAATGCAACCCCTCATGCGCGAGCGCCAGGCAGAGACGCAATCCAAGCAGGCACAGGAATACGAAGAGGCGGCAACGGCGCTTGGCACCAAGTTTCCTGGCTGGGAAGCGGAAGAAGAGAACATGAGTGAATTGCTGGGCTTCCTGCAGAGCAAGACCATGCATCACCCGAAATTCGGGAACCGCCTGGAAGTGCTCTACAAGGCCTCGCAGCTGTTAGCCGGCCATCAAGGGCATGTCGTGCAGGACTATGCCAAGCGCACGGCAGATGCGGCCAGAAGCCGCACGGTGAGCAGCAACGCGGCCAGGCCCAGCCTCGAAAACTATCAAGAACAAATCCGTAAAGCTCCCAATACGCGGGCCGCCTTCGCCATTGCCGCACAAGTGGGCATGGAAGAGGCCAAGCGCTTGGGCGCGACGAACCTGTGAAAGGGTAACTCATGGCACAACCGTCCAGTCTCAATGACGAATACGGATTGCTACTTAGCTCGACACTGAGAGCGTACCAGTCCCGTATTCGTGACAACATCGGCAAGGGCAACAAGTTTATCGGCTGGCTCGACAGCAAGGGCATGTGGAAGAAGCAGGACGGCGGCGAGCGCATGTCCCTGCCCCTCATGTACGAGTTGAACAGCACGGCAGATATCTATTCTGGCTATGGCCAGCTGGATACGCAGCCGCAAGATGGCCACACGACCGCATTCTATGAGTGGTCGCAGATGTCCGTGTCCATTTCCATTTCCCGCAAAGAGGAACGGCAAAACAGCGGCAAGAGCAAAATCCTGAGCATGTTGGAGGCCAAGACGAAACAGGCCGAAGGCTCGCTCAAGGAATTGCTCAATAACTGCATCGTGGCCGGACGCATCACCGCGTCTGCCAACCTCGGACAGTTCACCGCTCGACGTGGCAGCTTGGACAGCGGAGCCGTTGGCCCCTTGCCTCTTGGCGCCTTGGTCGATGCGAACCCCACCCGTTCTGCCGCGATTGGGAACATCAACCCGAACACGTACTCCTTCTGGGCGAACCAGGCCGATTCCTCGTCTGCCTCCAGCTTCGCTGGGCTCAAGGGCGAACTGAATAACCTGTACAACGACTGCTCGAAGGGGCAGGGCGGGGTGCCTGATCTCATGTTGAGCGACCAGATTGCTTGGGAGACCTACTGGCTCGCGCTGCAGAACCAAGAGCGCTACGTCATCACCGACAGCCGTACCGTCGATATCTTGGGCGGAACGGATGCGTTGAAATTCCGCAAGGCAGCCTGGATCTGGGACGAAGTCGTGCCGGACGTGGAAACGAACGCCAACCCCATTGACGGGATCGGTTCAGTTTCTAAGTCCAACGTCTGGATGCTGAACACGGACTTTATTGAGTTCATCAGCGATTCCAGCACCGATTTCATCACGACCCCGTTTGTGCGCCCTGAGAACCAGGACGCCCGCGTGGCGCAAATCCTCTGGATGGGCGCGTTGGGCGTGAGCAATCGGCGGAAGCACGGTGTCTTGTACGGTATCGCGCAGAACATCGCATCCTAATCTGACTGACCAAGGAGAATGACCCATGGCAATGTTTCAACGAGTCAACCGAAGTGACCCCGAACGGGCCTTCATTGCAGTCCTGTCCAACGAAACCTGCGCCATTGACGATGCCGTGATCTGGGAAACCGCGTCCGCGTCAATTGACGGCGTGAAAGTGCGCCTCCCGGACACCGGCCTCTTGCATGGCTTTGTCGGCATCGCTGACGGGGCCATCACCTCTGGCCAGTATGGCCTGGTGCAGGTCTATGGCTATCGCAGCACCAGCCGCGTGTTCCAGACCAACACCTCGCAGGATACGGGCGCGGCCTTGGTGCCGACCGCTGGAGCCGTCTACATGGCGTCCGTGGCCACCACCACCGCCTCTAACTCTGCCGTCACCCAGCAACCCGTCTTCGCCATTCTGGCAGAGACGATTGCTTCCAGCTCAGCCAGTGCCACGATCAGTGCAAAGCTGTTCGTTCGAGCGCTGTAAGTAGTACCACCTGGGAGTCCCTTGTCGCCATATCTTCGCAAATCTATTTTGTGGGGAGGCGGCAAGGGCACCAGCTTTCACGACTAGGAGGATCATGGACTACGCTCCGATATGTCCGGCAGAGAATCCCATTGAACGCCTGGCCCATAAATGGATGGCACATTGGCATGGCGAAGGCGAGCCACACCAGTACCGATACCATCGCTGCAAGGGCTGTCGTGGCTTAGTGACATGGAACGCTATCAGGCAAGGTGGCTGTTCATGTGACTTAGCAAAAGAATTGGTCCCGGCCAATCTCACGCTGATTGAGAAAGCAAGGATCTTGGTGGCCCCTTGGACGCTGTAGAACTTCAATGCATCCCTTGGCGAGGAACCATAAGCGGTTCAGGATACGGCATCTGTCGGCAGGATGGAGCCCGTATGTACGCGCACAGGGCAGCCTACATTGCCATTAAGGGAGCAATACCTGACGGGTGCGAAATCGACCATCTATGCATGAATCGCTGCTGTGTCAATCCAGATCACTTAGAGGCTGTGCCGCATGCCCTGAATATTCGTAGAGGCAAGAGGCGCGGACTTTTCGGCGCAAAAGATCATGAGTGCAAGCATGGTCACTCGCTCATAAATCCAGATAGCTACTACACCAGAAACCGCAAATCGTACTGCAAAGCATGTCAACGCCAGAGAGTGCGCGAGTATCGCGCCAGAAAAGAGGCCAATGGCAGAGCCTAGGGAGACCAGGGTTTATTTCGCAGCAACCAACTATGGCCCGATGTGGAAGCCTGTCGTTGAAAGCTGGTTGGCCTGCGTGGGATTTGCACAGCGACAGTTTCACGTAGAGATACCCGGCACAAGAGAAATTGCTGGCGCAACCATAAGCGACAGGATGTACACGCACAGCGCTGAAAATGCCCTGGCTGATGCATTTCTGAACGCTTCGCCCCGACTCACCCATATCCTCCTTACGGAGTGCGACATGATCCTGCCGCACGACACGATTCCAAAGTTGCTGGAAGTCGATCAGCCAATCGTGAGCGGAGTGTATTTCCTGAGAGGCGGAAGGGGACAGCCGTGCCTCTATGTCAAGGCGTGCGTGACAAAGGAAAATCCTTACGTACATTCACCAGTTGGTCTATTTCCGACAGACCGGCCATTCGCTCTCGACCCAAATGGGCACGGTGGATGTCCTGGCCTTGGATGCGTCCTGATAAAGCGTGAAGTGTTCGAGGCGATTCCAAGACCATGGTTTGACCTCAAGGAAAATTACTATGGGTCAGACATGCTGTTTTATACCAAGGTGCGTGATGCTGGTTTTGACGTGTGGGTGAATCCATCAGTGTTGTGCGGGCAGATCGACTACAAGGTTGAGACTATCGAGGATTACTGGAAGCGCATACAGGAGGATCCTAACTTTGCCAAGAGCGGCTACATCGTCGGCACGAACGGTTGGAGCAGTGCCCACCGCAGGCTTCAACCTGAATCTGGGCGCGGGCAAGAGTAGCAAGCAACCGGGGCTACTCAATTGCGACCTGTACCCAGGGCCGAACATTGACCACGCCTTTGACCTGACGAAGAAGTGGCCGTTTCCAGCCAACTCCGTCAACACCATCTATCTGTGCCATGTGCTGGAGCATCTGCACGACCCGAAAGCGTTCTTTAAGGAAGCGCATCGGTGCCTGCGTCCGAACGGCACCATTCTGATACGGGTTCCCTACGGTGGCCATCGTGCGGCATGGTGGGACCTTGAACACGTCCGGCCTTGGTTCGCGGAGAGTTTCGCCATGTTCCAACCTGGCTACAGTGTCGCAGTCGGCAACCCTCAGCATGATGCCTGGTGCTATCCCTACGGCATCCAGGTTGTGCAACTCCGTATTTCGTACCGCCTCGCCCGCTGGCTCAGGCGCTGGTGGTGGAAGTGGTTGTTCGCCAAGTTCCCTAGCCTGTTCGATTCAGAGGTGGAGGAACTATGGGCGCATCTGTACGCCCTGAAAACACCAGAGGCCATCAAGCGCTACAAGGATGATCATAATTCAGTGGTGGTTGGAACTACGTACAGCGCCTGGGAACATCACCTGACGGACAAGAATCCAGGTGAGTCTATCAAACTCTGTGACCTGATAGGCGGCATCACCATGAGTTCATATATCGGGCGTGTGTTTGGATTGGAAAAACCCTAGTGGATAACGTGGTCATGCAATGGCTCATGGACTTTAACGAGGCGAAAGGCCCGTTCAAGCGTGTCCTGGAGCTGGGCAGCCTGAACGTGAACGGCACGGCCAGGACTGCGTTCTGGAATGCGAAAGAGTACGTAGGGATAGATGAGCGAGAAGGGCCCTGTGTGGATGTGGTCATGAGGGCGAATAATATCTCTAATTTTGGGTTCCATGCGTTCGATTGCGTGGTGGCCACTAGTTTTTTTGAGCATGACAAATGGTTCTGGGAGACGGTTCTAGACATACCACCACTTATTAAGCCTGGCGGCTATTTCGTCCTGACCGTCCCCACTCCTGACTTCCCCTACCACGGTGAGCCGAAAGACTATTGGCGCTTCCAGGAAGACGCCTTGCGCGAAGTGTTCTTTGACGGGTTCCATGACGTGCATATTGATAATCCACTGTGGACGCCACCGCCTGGCCATGAGCATTTGCGCTGCCAGCACATTGGCGGATGGGGGAAGTTGTAATGTCGGCACAGTGGCCAAACGAGCCAAACCCCTTCACGCTTATCAATGACTGGGGCCATAATTCCATTGTCGGCAATGGCTGGACGGACGTGTACAACACGACCGGATTCCAGACCACCATCGTTTCTGATGCAACCGCCCCATTGTCTCCCAATAACGTCCTGCAGCAACGGTTCCCGGCTGGCCTGATTGGCGGGAACGGCGGCGGCGGCGGCAATACGCTCTATTTCGGTACGACCTACCCCAATGTCTATTGGGGCTTTTGGATGAAGGTGCCCGTTGGCTTTCAGAATCATCACGTCGCAACAAAGATTGGGTGGCTCCACACCAGGAAGGGAAACACGCCCAGCACAAACGAGCTGTTTTTCGGGCTCGTTGGGAGCGGGTCCTATTACATAGACGCCAACTATCAGAATACAGACACAGACAACTCGCACATGGGCGGTGGCGTGTCTGGCACGATCAAGATCAATCCTAGTGGCGGCGGTGGAGGCATAACAGCTGGACAGTGGTTTCGCTTTGAGACGTATTTCCAACCGTCTACCAGTCCAACGTCCAGGAACGGCGTGTGGAAGGTGTGGGTGGATGGGGTGAATACCATCAACGTCACGAACATGAATACACAAAGAATCTTGCCGGATGCCGTTTCCCATATCACCATCTGGGGCGGGACTGGCGGGACCATGACGAATAATAATTTCCTGTATTGGGATCATTCCCGCGTGTCCTACTCGCCTGGAGGCGCACCGCTCCCTCCGCCTCAAGTGGTCCTTGAGAGTTTGACGCCAGCGACGGCGAGCACGACCGTAGGCGGGACTCGACAATTTACCATCAGCATGAGCGGGGCCATGTCCACCGCCACGTCCCTGTTTACCAACTCCAGCAATCCATCTGCGGCCACCGTGCCTGCGTCCGTCACGATTGCACAAGGGGCCTCAACTGCAGTGTTTGACGCCACAGGCGTTGCGATTGGATCGACCACGATCAGTACAAACTATAACAGCGTGACCAAGGGCGCAACCTTGCAAGTGACGGCAACGCCAACAACTGGCGGGTCCACAACGACCTATACCTACGCTACAGATTTTTCGAGTACGCAAGGGCCGAACTGGTACTACCTGGAAGATAACGGCACCCAAATGACCTATGTCCCGGCCAGCAGTTTCTGGCGTGGGTCCGATACGGTGGGAGGGAGCGTACAGCTGATTTGGGGGACAGGATTTCATCCTGGCGGCTCACGTCCGACCATGCTGCGGTTCATTGTCCCGCTCGCTGGTAGCGCACAAATCACCGGGGCCTTTTACGATGTCGATACGGGCGGCGGGGTCGGCTGCGTCACTCGCGTCAACCATAATGGCGGGACGCTTTTTACCCGCACGATTGCCAATGGGGATTCAACGGGCGGGGCCTATGATGTCACGGCGACGGTCGTGGTAGGGGATCGAATAGATTTCGTTGTCAGTAATATCACGAGTGACTACAGCAACAATTCCACCAATCTGAACCCGGTCATTGTCATTACGCCTGCCACCTCGAACCCAGACCCTACCACGGAGCCAGAGCCGCCAATTTCCGTCGTGGATCTGTTTACGGCCACGACCATCTTCATTGTTGGAGTCCCGTTTACCGCCGCAGTCAGGCTCTCAAAAACCGTCACGGTTGATACCGCTGTACAGATCCTGGTTGGCAGCACCAGCATCCTGACCGCCCCTACGTCGGTGACGGTACCAGCGAGCAGCAATGAACAGACCTTTACGATTACGCCCATCGGGACTGGACAAGTTACGGTCGATGCAATTCTGACCGCAACCAAGCGTATGACCATTTCCGTGCAGCCCGTTCATGTCGATCCAGACCCAGGGCAGGACCCAGACCCTGACGGCGGCGAGCCACTGCCAGGCCAAGAGAATCCCGTGACCGTAACCAGCCTTACCGTGACGCCAGAAGGGGCTACGGTCGTCCTGAGCCGGCAGGCCAAGGCATTAGCCTTTGCCTATACGGCCAAGCCAGACTGGACGCTTGTGTCGGCCTTCTCTGCCGCCACGACATTTACCCACTCGTTTACATGGCCATCGGGAACTGTGTCACTCAGCTACCGTGCGCAGGCTAATGATGGGACATGGGGACCGCATAAGGAGGCGACATTTCAGGCACCGAAACCGCCGCCAGTCAGGCCGATTGTCAACAAGGCCATTATCGACGGAAGTGACGTAAAGTGGCAGCTGACCGGCAAGACCTCGCCCTATACGCTCAAGCGGAACGGCTCGAAAATGGATAATACCTATGGCGTGACGCTGCGCAAGTCTGGGGATGGATACATGGAGATCCTGCAGACGAACGGGGTCTGGTTGAGGCGCAACGGCGATGCCTGGGAGTTCGTGGAATGATCTTCGTCCATCACGCAGGGAAAATGGGGGATGTCCTCTATGCACTGCCAGTACTGCGGGCGTTGGCAAGAACCCATCAGACGAAAGTCCACCTCACCACATCAGGACTGTGCTGGCAGCTCGTGCCGCTCTTGTGGGAACAGCCTTATATCGGGGACGTGGCCCTGGATGACACCAGGGCCTATGAAATTCCGCACGGTGCTGGCGTTACCAATCACTGGGACCACTACAAACCAGGCGAAGGGATCAACCTTAGTCTCCAGCCCAAGCACTACGACCACAATTGCCCCATCAACTGGACCCAGGCGTATGCTTGGCTCGCTGGGGTTACGGTACAGCCGGAAGACTACGTAGCGCTGCCATCGCTGATCAATCACCGGCGCTGGTTTCAGAGCGTGGATTGTCGCCTGGACGGTAAGAAACAGGAAGTCACGAAAACCATTGTGGTGGCTCCTGAAGTAGAAACGCTCGAACCGGCACCGGCAGAGACCTGGACGAAGATCATGGACGCACTGATGGAGAATTATCGCGTCATCTTAGTGGGGCAAAAACATGAACCGAACTATCACCATAAAATTATGGCGTGGGCTGGAAGTAAAAATAACCATAAGCTCAGCGACATGCGAGGATGCACAACTGTACCAACACTGGCTCGCATCATTGCCGAAGCGTCCGGTTTCATCGGCGCCCATTCCATGCCCTGGCATCTTGCGAGAATGGCAGGTGTCCCCGCCTTTTGCTTCCAAAAGTGGCGTGAAGGTTTACGGCGCTGCATCCCGATTGATACCGACCCAAACCTTTGTCCATGGCCAGAGGAAATAGAGGACTGGACAGCCGCAGTGGAATGGATTGAGACACACACAGGAGGGACCGCCCATGCCGTTTCGTAACGATGAATTTTTGCGCAAGGCTCGCGTCACGCTCTACTACGATGAAGACGCGCAGAAGCTCTTGCCCTACTGCAAGGTGGAGCCGTTTGATTCCGCCTCAGACTATGACACGAACACAGAATTTATTGTGCCGTTCCGGCTCAGCGCTGGGATCTTCGATAAAAACGAAATGCCGTTTCGTGTGCTGATTGAAAAGAAAAAGGACGGGGCCTTTCCATCTAATGCCACCAAAGGGCAGGCGATAGGGACAGTTGAAATCCATCAGTTTGGGGGCGTGTGAACAGAGGCCAAATCATAGACCGTATCTTGACTTCTCTGAATGACAGTCCAATTGCGCCTGTGTTCTGGAGCAGGGCCGAACTGGCCGATATCGTCCAGGATGGGATGGAGGTAATGGCTGAAGAAGTCATGGCGCTCAAGCGCTCAGCCTATGTCGGCCTTGGACCTGGAAAGCTCTACTATCGAACGAGAGGGATCGCCAAAGACTTTCGTGTGCCGTACCGGCTCTGGCTGTCCAGCAATAACCGTAAGCTGATCCCGGTGACGGTGGAGCAGTTAGATGGCTTTCATCAGCAATGGTCTACCGTGACAGGGGATCCTGAGTACTGGGCGCCTATGGGCTATGACTGGTTCACGCTCTTTCCCCATCCTGCGCAAGGCGGGGGCGTGCTACGGATCGACTACTTGGCCTGGCCGCGTGTGCTTGGCGGGGACGATGACAAGCCAGAGTTCCCAGAGTCAGACCATGACGGCATGGTGCTGTACGGCATTTATGATGGCCTGCTCAAGCGCTGGGCCGCGCCAGAAGCCATGGCCATCTTCGCGCAGTTCATGGAAAAGCTGGGCATGGCCGTCCCGAAAAGTGGCGTGAATCAGCTGAATGGCCGGACGTGGCAAAAGGAAAGTGCGACGGCGGCAGGGTTCACGAACGGGCTGGGGTGGAGGGATTCACGATGAACTCCCGGCCCTCCGCTATTGAGCGACAACAGCAGAGGCGGGAGCGACCCGCTAAGCCGAGAGAGCAATAATATATGCCGACAGTAACTGAAAGTCTAGCCAAGGTCCGTGACAAGCTCCACGATGCCGTGGGCATTATCTGGACGGATGACGAATTATTAGACTGGTTTAATGACGGCTATACCGAGTTCCTAGAAAAAACCAGGTGCGTGACGGAGCTGTACCAAATGGACCTGCCGCCGCGCTATGCCTACACCTACTGTTACGAGTGGGAAGATGCGTTTACGAGCGATGGGCCTAGCCGGATGATGCTGTTACCGGCCTTGAATGGAGTCTATCGCTGCACCTCTGCCTGGGAAGTGGAGTTTTTAGAAGGCGTGGCCACGACCATCAGCGAAAGCGGTGTCACGCAAATGTGGGAACGGTCGCTGATGTCTACAGACCGGCACTATCAAGTGACGCTGCCACAAAATCATGAAATCATCCAGCGCGTGGCCTTTGACAATAAGGTGCTGTACCCCTCCACCGTGCGTGAACTTGACGAGCTACGGTCTAAGTGGTACATGCAAGGGACACAACCCCACTGGTGGACCAATGGCACAGGGCGCGTCAACACGGTCGAAATCTATGAGATCCAGACGGAGTACCAGCAAAGCTATGCCCCGCTCGACTACGAAGACTCTGGATTTGCACGAACATTTGCCGGTTCTAGAACGTACAGTGTTGATTCGTCTGCAGCAAATGCCTATGGCTACACCACATCAGGTGATGGGCAAGTTCTCGATCTTGCTGCAAATGCTCTACTGTCTGGATTGGGCTGGCGTTTTACCAGAGACACAACTAGCTCAGGGTCTAAATTCGCTACCCACATCTGGGAAAAAGAACTCCTAGAAGGCTCCACCACATTCTCTTCTTCTCCCGGCTACGTCTGTACGTATAGCTGGGAATACCTCATGGTCAACCAGACGCCTCCTAGCTTTGGCGTGGGGACCATCCGCAGCATCGAATCTGAAGACCGCCAGTATTGGGCGCAGAACGCAAGCAACAGCGCGGCCTTTTACGGCGGCATTCGTCAATTTCAAAGCTCAGACGATGCGCTCGAAATCTGGCATACCGTGGTGCCGCGCGTGGACTTGACCGAGAACGACACGCCCGATCTGCTTCCATCCCAGGCCCATAAGTATTTACGCTTCTTCGCGCTGGCCAAGGCCTTTGGCCGGCAAGGGCCAGGCATGAACTTGCAACTGGCCGGCCTCTACATGGCCCAGTTTGATAGGGGCGTGGCCGCCTGGAAGAAGCTCACGAACTTAGCCAAAGAAGACCAGATTCTGGGCCGTGAAATGGCCTCTGGTGAGCGCTCAGCGCGATTGCCGCTAGTCAGACTGCCAGCGAATTTTGAGGCATGGTAGGAGGAACTATGGGACCTGGAATGTTTGACGGCATCCTTGAAACGCTGATTGCTATTGGGATTGTCATAGGGCTGAGCATAGCGGTTATTACATGGGCGCTCACCGTCTACGTGTTTCCGCACATTCATTTTTCTTGGAGCTAAATGATCCCAGCCAACTTAAAAGGCCACGACACAGGCGGGTTTCTGGGCGTGAACCTGCGCCAGGACCGGCTCAGGCTCTCAGATGGGGACGTGGCTAGGGCGATCAATGCCGATCTGCATACCCAGCCTGGCACTATCATGCTCAGGCTGGGCCGCAGCCGCCAATACGCCACGGCCTTTGCTGATCGCAGCATCAGGCGCTTAGCCAGATACTATGGTGGCGCTCGGTATCGTGTGGCTGGAAACGCCCTCTACCGGAACGAAACCGCCATCTATAGCGGGTTGGCATCTGAACTCGTCACGACCATGGCCCCATCACGACCCTTGAACGATACGACCGTGTACATGTTCATTGCCGACACGGCACGCATGCTCAAGGATAGCGGCACGGCCTTGTCTGACTGGGGCGTGGATGCGCCAAGCGCCGCGCCGACAGTAGCGGTAGGGGCGGCAGGAGGACTGAGCGGGGCCTACAGTTTTCGCTATACCTACATCCGTAAAGTGGATGGGGTGACGGTCTATGAATCGAATCCATCGCCAGTGAGCAGCACCGTGAACCCTGTCACTCAGGTCCTGGATATCTCAGGCCTGATTGACTCGACCGATTCCACGATCACGCATAAGCGTATGTACCGGACCACTGGCGATGCCACGACCTACCTACTTGACCAGGACATTGCCACCGGCACCACGACCGGGACGAGCAGCCAGGCCGATACTGCATTAGGTGGGGAAGTCGAAGTAGACAACGATCCGCCACCCTTGGCCTCCTGGTGCTTTGGCTACCTGGAACATATGTTTATCCTGCGCGATGCCTCTAACCCGCATTATTTGTGGTGGAGCAAACGCTACCGGCCTGAGCAGGTGCCAGCTGAGAACTTTATTGAAATTGGCCATCCTCAAGACCCGCTCCAGTGCGGGGTCGCCTATGGCGGTTTAGCTGGCGTGTTTAGCCGCCTCACGAAATATCGCATTCTCGGTAATACTACGTCCGGCTTCGTGCATCAGGAGGCCATGACCAAGCGCGGCACCCCGGCCTTTAATGCCGTAGTCGCCAGCGAGCATGGGATTATCTTTCCAGGGCATGACGGGATCTTTGTGACGCAGCTGGTGAGCCCTGACATCGAAGTGTCCAACCAAATCGAGCCCCTGTTTTTTGGCGAAGTCGTCAACGACTTTTACCCCATCAACTGGAGTGTGGCGAAACAGTTCACGGCGGAAGTGTTCAAGGGCCGGTACTACTTCAGCTATGCCGACACGCGCAGCAATACCCCGAACATGCTCCTGGTGTATAGCTTCGACACCAAGCGCTGGTATCACTACGAAATGCCCTTGCGATCCTTCTTTGTCGAAGAAGAAAACAACATGCTCACGGCAGGGACTCTGACAGGCTTCGTCGTGAACATGGAGAACGGTTCCACAGATGAAGGCGACGATATCGCCATGGAAGTGGAAACGCGGGACTTTGCCGGCGACGAAGGCAGCAACATCCTGAAGCTGTACCAGTTCATGCGCGTGGATGCCGACACGCTGGGCGAATACGTGAATATTGACTTTTACTTAGATGACACCAGACGCGCCACGCTGTACCTGTCCCATAGCGGCAGGACGAGCAAGCTCTACAACTTGCCACCCAGCCTTCTGGGGTACAAGTGGCGGGCCAAGGTGCGCTACACCGGAGCGTCACGCATTCGAGTCTATAGCGCAGGAACCATGTATGTCCCACTGAGTGCCGCATGAGCAACCGAGAATCAGAAGGCCCCATTCAGGTATTCAGTAATGACGTGCGCGAGATCAATGACGCGCTGGCGCAGATCGGAAACCGCCTAGACCATCTCAAGGGCTTGCGCGGGCGCACCACGGTCTATGATCGCGTGCGGGCCAACGACCCATCAGAAGACCAGGACGTATTAACCAGGGGCAGCTTGCAGACGATTGCCCAGGTGACGTTCCTCTCTGCTCCGGTGGATATCTATATCCGCATGCCAGGCACCAGCTTTGTGGAGTGGAGCCCATCCCTGCGCAGGAAATACAACTTTACGGGCGGGCAGGCCGGCACAGCGCGGCTCTGCATGATTGGGTGGGGAACGGAAAGCGGAGTAAAAAGTATCCGTGTCACGAACGGAACCACCGCACTCTGCACGCTGACATGGTCCGGCTCCACGGAAGAGCTGCGATTTAGTGACCCGGTGCCAATTTCAATTAACACGGACGATTCACTCCAGCTCTTGGTGGCCATGAGCAGTTCAACGGAGTCGTTCGCAACCAGATGGGTGATGCTTGAACTTGGTGGATAGCTCCTTACAACTGTGGCCCTATGTGCGAGGCGAATACCCGCGCGACACCATGTATAAGATTTGGCACATGGTGGAAGAGGCCAAGGCCGCCTCGCATCTGTTCTGGGGCTCGCAAGAGCCTGCCGCGATCAAGGGCGACCTGACGGCGATAGCCAAGTTTTTCGATGACCCGAACCGTGTCCTGATCATGGTGGCGACAGAGGATAACCAAGACCTGATCGGGTTCCTGTGGTTCGATGATTTCGTCCCTGGCTTGCGCTGTTTCGGCTCTGTTTTTATCAAGCCACAGTATCGCGGGAAAGTCGGCAACGCGGGCATTGTCAAGGCCTGCCAGTACATCTTCGATGTTCTGAACGTCAAAACGATCTGGGGTATTACCCCTTGGCGAGAGGCAAAATCAGCCGTGATGGCCTGCGGGTTCCAATCCGTGACGGTCCTGAAATCGTTTGTGAAAGTGGGAGACGAGGTGCTTGACGCCCATGTAGTCAAGAAAGAGAGGCCAAGCGATGGGCAGCATCTTTAGAAAGGGCAGTGAAAACACCGGACAGAGCGCTGCGGCATCCAACGATCAAGCCTGGATGGCTCGCAAGCTGTACGAAGACACGGACATGCTCCGCGCTGCCAGTATTAACCGGATGCGCAATTTCCAGGAGACTGGCAATTTACCGCAACAGCTGCGGAGCACGGTGGGCCTGGGCGTTCCCATTGCCCAGCAAGAGGCCGAACTGGGAGCGGCCAGGCGTGGCATTATGGACAGCATGCCCAGGGGCGGCCTCCAGCAACGGGCGCTCATGGAACTGCCCCTGCAGCGGCTCTTACAGCGTGACATGTTCGCGGCCAATCGCGCCCAGATTGACGATAACACCAGAATGAACCTGTTTAGCACGGCCACCAATACCGGATTTGGCCAGGGCAGTACGGCCATGGGCGGGCTCGGCAATGCGGCTGGCAACCTGAACAGCCTGGGCCAGCAACGGATGGGCCAGAACGCGGCTGCTCAGCAAGGGATTGGAAAACTGATCGGCTCAGCGGCTGGCGCGGCTGGTGGCTATATGCTACCGGCCATGGGTGCCGGCTCATTAGGTGGTCAGAAAAAAGGAGCATCCTAACATGGGTGGCTTTGCGGCAGGGCTCGGGCAGGGCCTCCAGAACCAGCAGGCCATGGCTAACGACATTGCCACGCGCCGGCAACAGGCCGAACTGTTCAAGCTCAAATCGAAACAGCTCAAGCTTGAAACGGACATGACGGAAAAGCAGCTGGCCGCGCAGACGGCCCTGCCACAGGCCCTGTTTAAGGGGCCGGACATGCAACAGGTCCAGGCGCAAGGGCCTGGCGCTCCAGTACGCTTGCCGCAAGCCATGAGCGATAACGCCTCTGGCATGCGCGATCAAGATCCCATGTGGCAGAACGAAGTGGCCACGAAAGGACCGGGGGCCTTCATGGAAGGGCCGCAGCCGATGGGGCAGGCGGAAGTCCCTAACAGTGCCGGCCCGTGGTCGAATATGTCGCCAGAGTTTCAGAACATCGCCAGGAGCATCCTGACCAGCACAGGCGGGGACATGACTAAGACCATGGGCACGCTCCAGATGCTGGCCCCGAACATCTTCCCGAAACAGCCCTTTGTGCAGAAGCTGGGCGAGGGCGAGATCTTGCAACAAGTCGATCCCTCTACTGGACAGTCTAAAGTCCTAGCGGCTGGCTCGCCCAAGTATCATGCCCCGATCAGCGTAGGGCCTGATCATACTGTCTTGGATCCGCAAACGAGACAGCCAATTTTCACCACGCCACCGAAGGCTGGCGAGCTTGGCAAGAACGTCAAGGTTGTGGACGGCAAGGCCTATCAGGTCGTGATGGAGAACGGCGAAGAGGTGCTACGGCCCATGAAGGGGCAAGAAGAGAAGATGGACGATAGCCCGCGCAATCCAGTGGATCAGTACATCTTCGCCAACTCACCTTATAAGAACATGGCTGAAGCCAAGGCCGCTGGCGCTCATGACTTGGTGAAGCAGGCCGAACAAGTGGTGCGCGAACAGCGCCCGCTGGACAGAGCCAGGGAGCAGGCAAGCATTATTACTGAACAGCTTCCGAAGCGTGAACGCGAGGCGCAACAAATCAAGCTGGAGGCTCCGCTCCCGCAGGAAAAACGGGCCAATCTCTTTGACCGTAAAGCCTTCCTTGAGGGGAAAAATGTACGGCTCCCACCGGGAACAACTGAGGGCGCAGCGGCTAGGGCTGATGTCATTGAGATTACCGACAAGCAAATGGAGGATATTAAGACGCTGGACAACGCCACAGCTGATATGCAGACGCTTTTCAGTATGGGTGATCGGCTCATTACCGCCAAGGACTGGAAGGAAGCCAACTTCAAGCAATTCCTTGCACTCAAGGGTGGCGCATTTACAGGGGTCAATTCGGAAGCCGCCACCTACGAAAAGGATGTACAGGCATTCTCTACGAACCTCGCTCGTGCATTCGGCCACGAAAAAGGCGTGATGACGGATCAGGACATTGCCAGGTGGGTGGCCACCATTCCCACTTTCCGAGATACCGTGAAAACAAAGGAAGCGAAGAAAGCCATCTTCAACGAAATCAAGGGCAACGCCTTACGGGCGCAGCGGCGAGCGATTGCCGGCGATGACCTGAACGCAGTTCGATCAGAACTGCAACAAAGCGTCCAGCCATTACTGAAGAAGGCAGACGCCCTGGCCGGCAAGAGTGAGGCCCCGCCTGTGCCTGAGAAGTTCAAGCATCTGCCCAAGGAAGATCAGGACCGATGGCAACAGGCCTATATGGAACGGATGCAAGAAATGGGGGCCATGCAATGAAGCCAGAAGAGATCCTGGCCGAAGCTCGCAAGCAGGCCACAGAAGACTTTCTGAAGCGCACACCGGACGGCCAGCGCCTAACCAACGTGGCAGCCGGCGAGCCATGGAAGCCGACAGCCTTTGACATGGAAGCGCAGAAACACCAGACCACCTTGGCAGATGGGGCAGCGGAAGATGATGACGGCGGCATGACTCGTGACATTGCGAGCATGGCCAAGAAAGGCGTGTTACCGGCACTGGGCGCAGCGGGCGGCATGGCTGTTGGTGGCCTGCCAGGGGCTATGGCCGGATCCGCATTAGGTGAGGCCGCGAATCAAACATTTAGCATTGGAGAGGAAACGCCACAGCCATACGACCCGTTGGCTATTGGCGTGTCAGGGGCTGCTCCAGGCGCTGGCAAGCTCATGTCGTCCGGCTTTGGCGCTGCGAAGCGCAATGCTGCACGGCTGATTCCCGGCTCTGGAGCCGCTATCAACGAGATGGCGGCTGAAACGGCGGCACAGATTCCTGGCAAGATCGGGCCAGAGCGCACCATGGACGGCATTATGAAACTGGTCGCCTCACGCAACCCCAAGGCCGATACGAGCGTGGTCCAACAGGCGCTCATAGCCAAGCTGCCACAGCTGGCACAGGACCCAGAGGCCAAAGTCTCACAGGTCCTGTACGGGATTGCCGATGACCTGGCGAAGCAAGCGGGTGGGCCTATTCAGGTGGATTCTGGCAGCATCCGTGGGGCCGTCAGTAAGCTCCTGAATAAAGAAGCCAAGATGGGCACCGCCACAGCCTCACCAGAAATTCGAGCGCTGGCTGAAGAATTTGACGCGATCACCAAGGGTGGCACTGGCGTCCCGTTTGATACGCTCTACGCACGGCTCCAGCGGCTGAACGGCCAGGTAGGTGGGGCGAAGGGCGAAGATCTGGGCGCGTATAAGCTCCTGATCGGTGCGATTGAGGACGATATCGAACACGCAGTGAAAACATCCGCCGACAATATTCCGGCTGCGCAAGCCTTCCGCTCTGCTCAGGGCGCATGGAAATTAGAAAAGGGTCAGGCGGCTATCCAGGATCTGGTGACACGAGCGACCACGAACAGGGGCAGCGATGAACTCGTGAGCTTCAGCCGTGGCACGATCACGAAAGCGCTCAAGAATGACAAGCGCCTGCAAAAGCTCCTTGGTCCTAAAACTGTGAGCTTCATCGAAAATGAACTGTCCGATATCGGGATTGTCACGGCCCTACCGCCTCCTCCTGGTGCCCATTTCGGATCAGGCCGGAACGTCATCGGCGCAGGGGCTGGATTTGTGGCTGGCATGCTCCACACGAGTAACCCTATGGCAGCGGCAGTGGTGAGCGCATCTGTCCCAGTCGCCATGGAAATCGTGTCCAAGGCGGCCATGACCGAAACAGGCCGGACCATGATCAAACACTTGGCAAAGGCCGGCAAGGGGAAGCTCACGCAAGCGGCCATGTCCATCCTTTCAGCCTACGTAGAAGGCGGTACGCATGTCCTGGACGGGGCCGCAGAAATGGTGGTGGGCGAGTGACAGAGACCATTCGGTATAGCCGTATCTGCCTCCAGGATCTGGACTTAGGCACTGGCCAAACGCAAGTCACCTTGGCTGATGGCCGCGTGGTGGTCATGGATCAAGTGAGCCTGGCTGGCATCGCGCATGACGCTGGAGTGCTCAGCTTCGATCAAGTAGCTGTCCAATCCGTCAGGCATCCGTCGCTGGCCCATGCGATTGCCACGCTGGGAAGTACGGTCGCTACCGTCGTCATTGCGAACCTTCAGACCATTGAAACCGATACGAACGTCCCACTAAACATCACGCTCCAGTTTGTGGATCAAGGGCAAGTGAGCGTCACCAGCGGCGTGACATTCCTGGTCAATGGCCCAGTCGTCGCCAGTAACAGACAAATCTTTGCAGGGCTCGGCACGACCACGCTGGACGCGACCGCGAACCCGTTTGAGCAGGGGTCCTGGAAAGGGGGAGGCGGCTTACCGTACCTGGCCGGCTTCAGGGGCGGGCAAAGTGCGACCACTACACCATTTACGCTCCAGGATGTGACCGGCACGACTGGGCGCAGGTTGTCCCTGGAAGGCTCCAGCGCCGGCGCGGCAGAGTTTCAGCTGAAGCCAGGAAGCAGCGCCACCCCGGCTAGCCAAGTCACCAACGACATGATCATGCAGCACAAGACCGGCACAGACCTGGAGCAGTTCAGGATTCGTACCGCCTCCAACGTCTACACGCTGGATAGCACCTACAGCGCAGCCGGCACGGCCAGGCCCATCAAGTTCACGATGGGCGCACGGATTGAGCCCACTGCTGTGGATGGCGTCACAGCCCTCACCTTGTATGCGGACGCCTCAGTTGATATACATAGTAGTAGCTACACGGCCAACGGAAAAGTCTGGGGCGGCACCTATGCGCGATTCGTGGACACAGGCGATTCCGGCACGACCAAGGTCATTCTGGATACGCGCAGCACGACCCCTGCCGACAACAACGCAGACGCCTGTTTTCATGAGTACCGGAGAGGCGGGACCACGCAATGGAGCGTCGGCCTGAACGTGACGGCAGTGCAGGATGATTCTCTGGACTTCTACGCCTCCAGCGGGGCCTTTATCCGCTTCCTGGATCGCCTAGGACCAGTCCTTGAGTTTGGCGATGAAGTGGATTCCACCCCAAATGCCCCAGCGTCCAACCGTGCCCGCCTGTTCTGTATTGATAACGGGTCTGGCAAAACATCGCTTCGTGTGCGCTTTGCGACCGGGGCCGTGCAGACCATTGCGACGGAGCCCTAATGACTGAAAAAGATTTCGCCATTCTCCTGGGCTGCAAGGAAATGGACATTTACCGGCGAGATATGCACATTGCACAATTAACAAAGGACCTGGAGGCCGCACGAGCCCAACTGAAGGAGTTGGCTCGTGACGGAAACAGTCCGGTATAGCCGCATTTATCATCAAGACTTGGACGTGGGCACCGGCACCGGCCAGGTCCAGTTGGCCGATGGGCGTGTGGTCAGCCTCGACCAAGTCAGTCTTGACCTCATTTCCAATGACCTCGCCACGCGCACCCCGCTCCTGCCATTCAAAGTTCTAGGCCCACGCTGGTACGGCATGGCGGGCTATGCCACGCTTGAAGCGGCCTTGCAATCAATCGGCTCAGGCACATGCACGGTGCTGGTCATGATGCCGGCCACGCTGTCCGCTAGCATCACAGTTCCGAACAATGTCACGCTCTGGCTGGATGGCGAAGGGGCCATTTCCGTGGCCGCTGGCGCAACCCTCACCATAGCGAGCCCTGAACACCTGCGAGCACATTCACGAGGGACCATCTTTCCGGGGGATGGCACGGTTGCCTTTACGACGAAGGGCACCGTCTACGCCCAGTGGTGGGGTACCAATTCTGCCGCACTCCAGGCAGCGCTCGCAACCGGCAGCAACGTCTGTATCCTGCCTGGGACTATATCCATGACTACGACCGTGGTCATGACGCATGACGAACAGATGCTCTATGGGTTAGGTCGCAATTCGATTCTCTCGAACTCTTCTGCGGATGGCATCTTTTGCTGCATCGCCGTGCAAGAGCAGACTGTCAACGTGCAAATGCGAGACTTTACCCTGCTGGGCAATGCATCGTCGGAGCCTTCCGGCCCTTCTCCAGTTCGTGGAATTGTTGTCGGAACGAACAGCACCGGAACGGCCCATTCCACCACGCCATGGAATGCTTACGCCCTGATCGAGAACGTCTACATTTCTGGGGTGACGCCTGGCACAACCGGATTTAACATCGGTATTCAGCTCAATCGCTGCAACAAAAGCCTGGTCAAGCACAGCTTTATCGACAGCATTTACGGCACGACCGCCAACTATGGTTATGGCATCGTCTGTGACGCGAGCGATACGGATGTGATCAACCTGCGCTGCTATGCCACGATCCCCGGCCAGGGGCGTCACGCCATCTACTTCACGAATACCCCAAGCCGATCACGCGCTATCGACTGTTACGTGGACGGATTTGAGAACGAAGCATTTACTTCCAACATCACCCTAGCCAGTGACGGCGAGGGGATTGAGTACATCAACTGCACGGCCCATGACTGCATGGCGACGGCCTCTGGGGCGACCGCAGCGGTCTTTGCGTTCCACGGCGGCAGCAAGTGCCGCATGGTGGGCTGCCGATCACTGGGCGCGACCAGGAGCAGCAATGAATTCGGCATTACCGTTCAGGACTGCCCTTACACGTTCATCTCTGATTGCTACATGGAAAACGTGGACCGCCACGGCCTCTATATCGAGGATTCCAGCTATACGAGCGTGAACAATATCCTTATGAATCTGGTGGGCATTGAGGACACAGCCACCTATGGCGGGCTGACGATTGTCACGAGCAACTATGTCACGGTGGATGGCCTGACCATCGTGGGGCCTGCTCGGTTCGTGGCCAGGCTCGACAGTACGGCCACGACCCCTAATAACTGCCGCATTCGCAACCTGCTGTACTCTGGCAGCTTTACCAATGAAATTGAAAACTACGACATCAACCCTGGTAGCAATGTGGTTTCGACGTTCCAAATCCCAAGCGTGCCCAGGGCTAGCCTGCCGGCTGCGGGAGTGCCGAAGCATGGCACTCTTGTGATTGACGACAACGGCGCGGGAGACCGCAATCTTGTGCTCTACGCCTACGGCGAACGCTTCAGGATCGATGGAGGGCTGAACGTATGACCTTACGCGATCTGCTCATTAAACACGAAGGCATCAAGGGCAAGGTCTATGCCGACTCAGAAGGCATTCTTACCATTGGTGTGGGCCGGAACTTGGAAGATGTAGGGGTCACCTACGACGAATCTATGCTGATGCTGGATAACGATATCAAGCGTGTCCTGTACGCATGCTGGCATGAGTTTCCTTGGTTTGCCGATCTCAACGAAGACCGGCAAAACGTGGTCGCTAACATGGTCTTTAACTTAGGGCTCGAAGGGTTCAAGAAGTTCAAGAAGATGATTGCGGCCATCCAAAAGGAAGACTACGTAGAAGCCGCCTGCCAGATGGTGGATAGCAAATGGGCTACGCAGGTCAAGGGCCGGGCCGTGGAGTTGGCCGTCATGATGAAGGGGAACGAGTAATGTTTGATATACCTAGCGCAGTCGGCAAAGTCAGTGACTTTTTTGGGGGCGTGCTCGATAAGTTCATCCCTGACGCGATTGAGCGGGAAAAGGTCAGTATTGAACTGGCGCAGATGGCCTTCAAAGAAGCGGAAATGGCCTATGCAGATCGGGACAGCGCACGGAAGCGTGAAATGGAAGTCAAGGACAAGGTCCCCGCTCACCTCGCCTATATTGCCATCGGGGCCTTTATCATGCTGGCCATGTACGTCACAGTCTGGGGCGTGGCAGACAATAGTCGGGACATTGTCTTTGCCATCTTGGGCTGGGTGACAGGCTTTGTGGGCAGCGCCTTTGGGTACTATTTCGGGGCGAGCAGTGACAAAAAGGGCGGGACCATCAAATGACCCTGCCAAACATTCCAGATGTCACCAATATGACCCCAGAAAAGTTTGTCATGTGGTGCTGTGCCGCGCTGCTCGTGTTCATTCTCTGGGGCGTGAACAGCAAGCTGGAAGCCATGATGCAGGAGCATATGGGCCTGCTCAAGGTGGCGCAAATCCAGTGCTACAACCACGCAGAGAATAACACGGACCAGGCCGTGCGCGTGAACCAGCAACGGCGCTGTTTGACATTCCAATTAAACGCACCTACACCGCCATAATGGACCTGATCACGATCATGGCTGCGATGTTCCTGAACCTGGCCAGTGGCTGCGATGCCATGCCGGCTGAGGCGCAGCGCATCCATGGGCAAGACTTCATGGTGCAATCATGGGCCTGCCGTGACAAGCACGGTGAGCTGCATGTGTGGCGCACCTGGCAACGGGAATGTGTCGCACAGAATCAGTCCAGGTTCTGGGGCAGGCCCTATTTCCTGGAAGACCCGCTGAACCATATGAGCTTCTACGTGAACCGCTTTGGCGAGCTACAGGGCGGGCAAGGGGCCACGATAGAACAGGCCTACGTGCCCTTGTGCGGCTCCTGACCCCTGCCTTGACTTTACCAAATCCAGTTAACAGAGTGCGTCTGGGGGGCGGCAGCGTACCAGTAAGGACGCACTGAAAAGCTACCAGGGCCAGCAGGTATAGAGGGCGTCGAGTCCCTTGAGCTGGTGCCAGTGCAAATCTGGCCCGCCCCATCAACCAGGAGACAAGCCGCACGGCCTAGGTGAAGATCCTTTTCCTAGATATCGAAACGGCTCCAAATAAGGCCTATGTCTGGGGACTGTTCGATCAGAACATTGCGCATGATCAGGTTGAAGAATCTGGATACATTCTGTGCTGGGCCGCAAAATGGCATGGCAAACCACGCATCTATTTTGATTCAGCTGAAAAGAAATCACGCCTAGAGGCGTTGAAACCCATCCATGCCCTGCTCGATCAAGCTGATATCGTCGTACACTTCAACGGTACTAAGTTTGATATCCCCATCCTTAACAGGGAGTTCGTCAAGCACGGCCTCATGCCCCCTTCCCCCTACCGGCAGATTGACTTGTTGCGTGTGGTACGTAGAGCCTTCCGATTTGAAAGCAACAAGCTGGCCTACGTGACAGAGACCCTTGGCCTCCAAGGCAAGATTCATCACGAAGGGTTCAAGCTCTGGGTAGGGTGCATGAATGGCGACAGAAAATCCTGGCGCACCATGGGCGAGTACAATCGCAGGGATGTCACGATAATGGAGCCGCTGTATGAACGGCTCAGGCCCTGGATTGACCGGCACCCTAATATCCCCTCCAGCCATGGGATTGGCTGTCCCAAGTGTGGCAGTAACAATGTGCAGCGCCGGGGCGTGCAAGTGGCTATTTCGCAGACCTACCTACGTTTGCAGTGTCAACAGTGCGGGGGGTGGTTCCGGTCAAATAAGACGCTGGTGAGAGATACGGGCGAGCGAGGCGTAAACATCGCAGTTTGATATAAGGAGTTTCCTAATGTCATTTCCGATTGACGCTTATGATAAAGCAGTGTCGGCACTCAGAGCGGTAGTAGCGGATCGTGACTCGAAGGGCCGCAACGAAACGAACGACTTCTATAGCCAGTTTCCCCATGGTTCACAGGACTTAACCTTTGAACTGCATAGGCGGGTACAGCGCATCCTCGGAGCGGAACGGCTCGGCAACTCTCAGGTCGTCTACGAAGACACGCTGGACCTTGCCAACTACGCTATTTTCCTGATGATGACGCTAGCGCAGGAAAAGAATCAGCATCAGGATCCTCAGTCGGTGCCTGCCCCAGCATCACAGCCAATATGGCAACCACTGCAAGGAACGATAGTGCCGGCCACAGCCACCTCATTTAGCAGGGGCTCCTTCGTCCCTGTAACCCCTGGCTCAGACCCTGCCCAAATCCTTGACCTAGATTAGGCTGGCTATTGTCGTAGACGGTCCCGCTCTGGCCATTACTGCCAAACCATTGCCCTGGTGCACCAGGCGCAGCCGGAGGATAGTACAGGTACGAGCTGCCGTCACTATTAAAGCCCTGAACTTGCGCTGTCACTGGGCTCGCTATCTGCCCCACTGCATACCCCGACAGGAACAGGCTCAGGCATAGGATTGTTTTCAACATGGGCTCCTCCTTGTGGTTGTAGGTGGGCACGGTTCACCAGCACATTCATATTCAGGGCGGCAATAATCTTTTTATTAATAGGCTGCACGTAAATCTGTGTCGTGTTCAGGTCCCGATGATTGAGCACGCCTTTGCTGATACTGACTAAGTCTAGGTGTTCCGTCAAGTCCGTCGCACAGGTCCGGCGCAAGTCCCGTTGCTGAACATCTAACAGGCCGGCCCGCTTTCGTACCTCTGTCCACTGCAGATGCCACCATTCCTTGCTAGGCTTCCGGCCAAAGCGATTTGCAAATAAGTAGATTTGCCCAGGGGGCAGCGTAGCTAAGTACTCGGCCAGCAAATCACAGACAAATTGAGGAATAGGGACTTGCTGAGAATCCCCGTTCTTGGTCGTGGGCTTGATCCAGATCCCGACACGGCCATGTCCTGTTTCAAAAAGCTTAATGTCGGCAACCCTCGCGTTCCGTATCTCTCCTGGTCGTGGCCCTACGTAGTATCCAATATACATGTACAGGCGGCTCATTAATGGCTCTCTGTCGATTTCACGCAGCAGGGCTGGGCGTTCCTGTTCAATCACGTAACGGGTACGGCGGTGCGCCCGTTTGCGCTTGACGCGCTGCGCGGTATTGGGACCACGATACAGCTCCCACTCGATTGCGAGAT